ACGTTTAATATCCCCTCCTTGTGTTACTACAACAACTACATCCTCAGGAACAACTTCTTTCTTTTCTTTTGCTTCTGCTTTAATTTCAATATTAGTGATTTCAGTTTTTCTTTCATCACCATATTTCTCAACAAGTTTACCTAATCTACGTTTAATAATATGTTTTAATTCATCTTCAGAATCAAGAGTTAAAACAATTCTATCTATTTTATCTATTAATTCTTCTTTTTCTTCATTAAGTTCAATAGAATCAAGTTTAGTGAGAGAACTTAATTTCATAGCAAGAATAGCTTTAGCTTGATTTTCTGTAAAATTATACTTTTCAATTAATTTTTCTTTAGCTTTTGCACTATTTTCACTTGCTTTAATAAGAGCAATAATATTATCAATATCTTCAAGTGCTTTTAAAAGACCTTCTACAATTTCAAGTCTATCTTTTGCCTTTTGAAGATTAAAATTTAATTCTTTAATAAGACATTCTTTATTATGTTCTATATATATTCTACAACAATCTGTAAGATTTAATTCAGTAGGTGTTTTATCTACTAAAGCAACTTGGTTAAATGAAAAAGAAGTTTGAAAATTTGTTTTTAAATAGATTTCTTCTGCGATTGCTTCTGGAGCCACTCCCTTTGTACAGGTGATAACAATTCTAATTCCCTTTTTATTAGATTCATCATGCGCATCTCGGATTCCTTGGATTTCTTGTTTCTCACAAACTTCTCCCAATTCTTGGAGGAGTCCTTCGATAGTTTCTCCATAAGGGACTTCTGTAAAGATAAGTTTTTGTCCATCTACTTTATACCTCGCTCTAATCTTTACTGTACCATGACCAGTTTCATAAATTTTAGGAATGTCTTTTCCATTAATAATTACTCCTCCGGTAGGAAAGTCAGGACCTGGTAACTGAGGAACGTTACCATCCATATAATCACAAATCGCCAATGCAACGTCACGAAGATTATGAGGTGCCCAATTGCATGCCATTGCCACTCCAATGCCGGAATTAGGATTACATAAAAGATTAGGGAAGCTAGATGGCAAACACACAGGCTCATCAAGAGATTCATCATAGTTTGGTATAAAATCTACATTATTTTCTTTAACATGATCGAGTAATCCATCTTCTGAAATTTGAGCCAATCTTGCTTCTGTATAACGCGCGGCGGCCGGTCCATCACCTGCAATATTCCCGTTTGATCCATGCCAGTCAATCAGAGGGTATCGCATCACCCATGGTTGGCTTAATCGTACCATAGCGCCATATACAGAAGAGTCGCCGTGTGGATGCCATTTGGAAAGTGTATCACCAACAATACGAGCTGCTTTTACATGAGGCTTACTATAAAAGAATTTATTGGTATAGGCATCCCAAAGAATACGCTTTGCTACAGGTTTTAAGCCATCTCGTGCATCAGGGATAGCTCTATCGGTATTGACCGCCGCCGCATATTCAATAAAGTTTGTACCTAATTCTTGTATTAAATCAGAGGTTTGCATTATTCTATTCCTTTATTTCTATATCTATTATTGTATTAACTTCTTGATTAAAATTTGTAATCCATTTATTATTAAAAAGCTAACCTATAACTTCATCTGTTGTTAAATTATAATCAAGTATTGTGCCAACAACTTTACCATCTTTTAGAACAGGAGCGTTTATAATTGATTTTAAAGTTGAAAGTTTAATATTAGGAATGTCTTTTATTAAATTTAATTTAACTTTAAATTGCATATGGAGCCTCCTATGAATGTTTATTTTTCTATATTTAAATTCTCTATTATATCTTCTAAACTTTCTTCAAAATAATATAATCTACTTATAATTTCATTTATTACTTTTTCTTTATAAGCATCATCTATTGAATGAACTATTGATTCAGGATAATCTCCCATATTACGATAATCATTCTTTTTAAAATTACCTATATAAAGAATATCACCATATTGATTCATAGTAGTTAATCTTTTATATTGCATAAGTAGCCTCTTTTGAATGAAGTTTAATATATTCTTTTCTTGGATTAACAAGTGAACCCATTAAGTCATCAAATAATTTGTTCGCGGCCGGTATATCATTAACCGTTACTTTTCGTAAAATACGATTGTTTGGATCGGTAAGAGTTTCTTCTGTTTCTTCAACAGACATCTCACCTAAACCTTTCATTCGATTGACAGTATATTTTTTACCGATATTTTGTTGTCTGTATAACATCAGTTCCTCATTATTTTTAAGATATTTATATCCCTTAGATGTAGTAATCTTATATAATGGTGGTACACCAGCATATACAAATCCATCAATGATTAACTCAGGACAAAAGTTCCAGATAAAAGTATAAAAAAGGTTCTTAATATGTGCTCCGTCAACGTCTGCATCAGACATAATAATAATTTTACCATATCTAATGTCATCACGGTCATATGTAACCTTCATTGATTTCGTATCAATCTTTAATCCAAATGCATCGATCATATTCATAATCTCAGCGTTCTTTTGGATTTTATCTAATGTAGCTTTTTGAGTATTAAGAATTTTACCTCTTACTGGCATAACTGCTTGAAATTCATTATCTCGTGCGGTTTTAAGATTCGCAGAAGCAGAATCACCTTCTGTAATATATATTTCACAATTTAAACGATCCTTGCTATAGCAATCAGCAAGTTTAGTATCAAATTTAATAACCTTTTCTTTTTTCTTAGCTTGCCCTCTAGCAGCTTCACGTGCCCGTTTAGCCGCTTCCCGCGCTTTCTTTGCATTGATTGCTTTATCAGCAATTCCTTTTACATCTTTCTCATTATTATACAGCCAATACTCAAGTTCTTCAGCAAAAGCTTCAGTAAAAGGTGACATATCAATTTTAGTTATTCTACTCTTGACCTGAGCATCATAAGCTACATTCGGCGCTGTAATATTAAATACTACATACATTCCTTCTTGAATATCATCACCAGTAAGATTTTCATCTTTTTCTTTAATCCAACCTTTTTCTTTAAAGAACTTATTAAATACTCTAGTAATGGTAGTTTTAATTTGAGTGATATGCTGACCGGAATCTGTAAGACCTGTATTTACATACGGAACAATAGTAGATGAATAATTAGAAGTATATGTAAATACCATATCCATCTTATTTTTACCTTTTTCATAATTCATATGAAAACGATTTTTAATAAGTTCCGTATCTTTTACTGCAAGGTCTACAAGGTCATCAATGCCATTTTCAGAATTATATCGAATATATTTTTCAATTTTTATACCATCTTTGTCTAAATCTGTAATATAAAGATTAATAGTTAATCCCGGGCAAAGACAAACAATAGTTTGACAAAGTTTTTTAACCTTATCAATCTCTACTTCTGTATGAGTAAAAAATTCTTCTGAAGGTTGCCATCTTACATATGTTCCATTTGGTTCTTTAGATTTAGAAACACTTCTATTTACAAAAACACCTTCATTAAAATAAATACATTCTGTTTCTCCATCTCTCCATGTTTCAGCTTCAAGATGATGAGAAAGAAAAGTAGTTATTTTACTACCAATACCAAAAGAACCAAGACTTGTTCCTTCATAAGTACCATCTTCTCTATATTTACCAGAAGTATTTAAAACAGAAAAAGCTGCTTCAAAAACAGTTTTTCCATCTTCTCTCATTTCATTAACAAGAAAACCTTGACCATAATCTCGAACATAAATAATATCTTTATCAATTTTTATATCTATTTCATTACCATGTCCAAGTCGAAATTCATCAATAGAGTTTGAAAGTATTTCTACTAAAAGCTGAGTAGAATAGGTTGTATCACCTGCATACACTCCTGGTTTTAATCTTGTAAACTCTAACGGAGAAAGCGACTCAATTGAGTTTTTATCATAAATTTTTCCCATCTATAAGTCCTTTCATATAATATGAATAAGATTCTAATAAATTAATCAATTCTTTTTTAGTATAATCTCGAAAGTTTATCGTTTCAGGTAATCCAATAATACATTTATCTGGAAAAGCATTTTGTAACATTTTAACTGCATTAGAGGCGGTTTCTACATCGCATCCTCTAGAAAAAGTTAAGACAAAATAATCTTTCATAAAAATCTCCTTTTTATTTTTCTATTATATTATACAATAAATTTTCTTAAATTTCAAATTATTATTACTTGTCTATGAACTTTTATACATAAAAAAAATAGGGAAGCAAAATTTGCTTCCCATAATGATTAAATAATATTAATATAATTTGCATTAGCAAAACCAAATTTGCTACCCTTTTCTCCAGTAATTTTAATAAAATACCAGATTTTATGAGTTTCTTTGTTTTCTATCATATCGCATATTTCTACTTTAGTTCCTTGTTTTAAAGTAGGATAAGAAGTTAAATTAGGATATTTTGCATCTGGTCCTTTTCTAATATTTAAGTAAGTAGTAATTTTACCTACTGCTTTAGGTGTCTAACTATATATCCCTGTGGTATTAATCTAAAGTTTTTTTGAATTAGATTCAGGGATCTTTGGATCAGCCGCCGCGATTTTCTATTTATATATTTTCTCTAAGGCTTCTTTACTTTTTGGTCCATATTGACCATCAACTTCAAGTTTATTTGCTTTTTGAAAAGCTTTTAAAGCAGTATCTGTTTTTATCCCAAAGTCACCATCAATTTCACCACAATTATATCCGCATGTATTTAACATTGTTTGTAAAGTTTTAACACTCTATCCTTTAGAGCCTTTTGATAAAATAGTAGAATTAGAATTAGAAGAAGATTTTTCTTGATTAGAAGGCATTGGTTTTGCCTAAGTTGTTACTATAAGATCATTATATCTTGGTCTACCAAAACCATTTACTCTATTAGTTCCTCCAATAGAAGCATAGCTATAAGAATGTCTTGCTACACAACCACCATTTTCAGCATATGTATCAACTCTAGTATTTCCTTCTATTGTATAAACCATTTTTTTAGAACTATCTACTCTTTCAACAATTCCAGTATGTCCTACTCTACCTTTATTACTAGAGTAAAAATAAATAATATCTCCTCGTTGAGGGGTAGTATACCAACGTTTGGCTTGTACAAAATAAGCTTTACCTTGTGGAGTATATCCTGTCATAGAAGATTCTTTTGTATCCATGCAAAGCATTAATTGAGCATTTTTACGACTTCCTGTTTGTTCTACAAATATTCCATCTATAAAAAATTGGCACCATTCATTTCCATTACCGGCATTTGCTAAGGGTTGAAATTTTTGATAATTACTAGAACCTTTATTAGCATGAAAATCTTCTAAATTATTATTACTCTTTTTTTCTTCATAGCCAACATAGGCAGCAGCACGTTCAAGAACCTCATCTACAGTAATTTTTCTCTATTTTGCCATTTTTTCCTCCTTTTTACTCTATATTACTTTTCTATTTTTATATAAATTATAATATTCTTTAGAATACTATCTTCTAGTGGCTTTTAATTTATTAGCATTGGCAGGGGCTTCGAATTTAGTTAAAATAATATCACTGGCTTCATTAATAGAATTAGTAGTAGAAACAATAGACCAAATTGAAGAAGATATATTTTTTAACTAATAAACAAGAAAATCTATTTGTCCTTGTATATCTGCTATTGATTTACCTTTATCTCTAGTAAAATTCCATAGTTTTTCTTTTCTTTCTTTTGTCGTCCATTGTGCTAGTCCATAACCATACTGATGTTTTTTACCAGTATATTGTCTTGGACTAAGAAATTCTTCTTTTGTAATAGTTCCGTTATCTATTTCTTTTGTATATAATTCACTAGTTTTCTAATCATATAAACCATAAGGCCAGGAATGAAAACCCTATTCTTTATATCTTTGAATTAAAAGAGCTTCTACTCTAGAAGGTAAGCATCCTACACTTTCTGCTTGTAAATTACCCATAACTCCAGCTGCCCCTTGAGGAGTTAAACCAGCTAATATTAAAGCATCCCAAATCTTTTCTCGATTTGAATTTGTAGTTATATTACTCATGCTATTTTATTTCTCCTGATATATAATTTTGTAACTGTACATTAGAACTTAATATAGAATTAAATTTTTCTAATGCATTATCTACTAATAAACTAAAAGCTTCAAAAGTAATTATTTTAGCAACGCTTGGAAAACGAGCTATAAAACTATCGTATACATAACGAAGTTTTAATTGTCCTGTCCCACTACCAAATTCTTTCTCTGCCTAAGTAACTGCATATAATAACCATTCTTGTATTTTAGCTATTTGATCCTTTCTCGGCATTTGAAAAAATACTTTTACCATATATATTGCTACTGCAACAATAATAGCAGCAATAAGTATCATATACCAATTTTCAATAATAAAATTCATTATCCCATTGCCTCCTAGTCATTATTATAGTTTAATAAACTATTTTGTTCATTTAAAGTTGTCTAATAAATAATTCCACCTTTAGTATTTTCTTTTAATGACTTTATTGAATAAATAGCAAATACTATTACTTCTCCAACAATAGTAGTAATAAGCATTTGAAGAGGAGTTAAATCTACTTCCATTCCCATGTTTAATTGTTTTAAAAGAACATATAAGGTGAAAATCTAAATTAAAGTACAATTAATAAAAAGAAAAAATGTTAATCTCTTTGTAGTAGTAAGTTTCCTTTTTTCTTCTTTTTTTAAAAGAGTATTTTTTTCTTCTTTCATTTCTTGTATTTGGGTTAAAAGATTTTTATCTTTTTCCCAATTTTTAAGCTTTTTCTATATATATATTTTTTTTATTTTGTTCATAATTATAACCTTTCTCTTAGTAAAATAAAAGGCACGTATCTGCGATACATGCCTCCTATCTTATATTACATTTTACTTGCTATTTCTGCAATTTTGCTTCTATGAATAGTTTGTAAAAGTATTTCACCATAAAAATCCTATCCCCTAAAGACTTCTGATACCCTTTTTAATCCATTATTTTCTCCAGAATAAATATTTAAATCTACTTGAGTATCATTATCTCCATCAAGAATACATATAGAATCCTATCCAATTCGTTGAAGAGCAAGTTTCATAAGCTAAATATTTAAATTTTGAGCCTATGTAATATAAATACCAGCTTTCATACCTGAAGTATCATAACCTCTAATATCTGACATTGGAAGAAGAATTAATTGACCCTTATCAATAAGAGTCTAAACTCCTATTCGATCTCCTATTTTACTAATTAAAAAATTACCTATCTGACTATCTAATAATTTTTCTGTGCGGGAGCCTGGGTAAAATCCTAATTTAGCTGATCCCGCGGTAGCTACAGTATTACAAAAAATAATAATTTTATCTATCTTATTTTCTTCTAAAGCTTTAAATAAAAAAGCCAGAGAAAGAAGAGATTTCCCTGTGCCAGCTGGTCCTTTTATTAATGTAATTTTATTATTTTTAAAACTGTCCATAGCAAGTTCTTGATATGGATCTATAGGTTTTACATTACCAAACATTTTACTTTTGGCTGATGTAAAAGGAACTTGAATTATTTGACCATTTAAATATCTATATTTATCTATTACTTCTTTATTTTTATTATAAACTAATATATATTGATTATTTATAATAAAATCTTTTATTTTATCGGTATAGAGATAATTATTATAAAAATCTGCTAATTCTTCATTTGAATTACAATAAATTTTTATATACCCGTCATATTTTTCTTTTTTCTTATAAAGATTTATTAATTTACACTATAACTTATTAGCTTTAGCGATAAGAAAACAATTTAAGTCAGCAGTTTCAAAGATTATCTTTTCTTTTGTATTAGATATATAAGACGCAGTGGCAATTATTTTTTCATCATTTGAATTTAAATTAGTAAAAATATAATTTTTAAATTTCTAATTATAAAGAATAGGAATATATTTATCTTGATTCTAAATTAACCAATGTGCCATTTTTCGTGCTTTATATTTTATTTCATTATCTTTATTTAAAGCAGTTTTTATATTTTCTAATTCTTCTAAGGTAACTGTTGAAATATAAAATTTCTAAGATAATGACTAAAAGAATTGCTTATTTTCATGTAATAAAATATTAGTATCAAAAAAATACTTCATTAATACTATTCCTCCTATTCTATATCTGGAACAGAAAATCCTATAGCTTCTGTATGGAAACCTATTGGATTTTTATCTTCTTCTTCCTAATCATTTTCTTTCATTTTTTCTTTTATTTTATATATTTTATAAGCATATGTATATGTTATATATTCAATAAAAATCTATAAAAATGATTGAAAAAAATTAGTAATAGGTAAAATTACTGAAATAAGCAAAATTCCTAATATAAAATAAATTAACATAAAATAGCCTCCATTTTAATTATCAAAAATAATTAAAAATGGAGGAAGATAATTTAATTTATTTAGTCCTTGATAAAACTTTTTGACGTTCTTCGTCCTGTTCTTTTACTGCATGGGAGAGATATGTATATAAATTTTCCCAATCAGAGATAGATTGAGTATAATCTCTAAGTTTAAGATTAATAAAATGCTGTTCTCTTTTTAAAAGAGAAATATTGTTATATTCAAAGTCTTTTTTAAGATTCTGAATAGTTTTAAGTTTAATTTTTTCTTCTTTTAGTCGTTCCTTTGCAAACGCGGCGGCCGCTCTAATCTCCGCATACCTGGCTCCCGCGTACATAGAAAATTCATTAATATCTTCAGGACAGCATTTTGCTGTTCCAGTAAACTGTCCATATTTATTTTGAATTGTTACAGTACAAATTCCAGTTTCTTTATTAATAGTAGAATTAATAATTTTATTTTTCATATTTAGCGACTTCCTTTTCAATGTCTTTAATTACTTGTTCAATAGATACTGGATAGCAATTATGCGAATCTACTCCTACATGATATACATATGGATTATCTTCATAAAAATTAGTAGTTTGATGAGTATGACCATATAGACATACAATAGGAATTTTATCACTATGATTAGGAGAACAAATAGTGGGATAATGGCAAAGATAAAATCTTTTCTTTTTTGAATATTTTATCATATCTGCATATCCATGAAAAGTAAAATTATATTCATCTTCATAAATATCCATTTTTCTATCTGTATCATGATTCCCTTGGATAAAATGAACATTTCGACAAACAAGAGATTTATAAACACTGCTCCATTCGTATTCATCTCCACCCATAGCAAGGTCTCCAAGAATCCAGAGTTCATCTCCAATTCCTACAACTTCATTACATCTTTTAAGAATTTCTTTATCATGTTCTTCAATGGATGAGAAACCTCTTTTACCATAAAGGAATTCTTTATTATGACCAATATGCCAATCACTTGTAAACCAAATCATTATTCTCCCTCCATTAATTCCACGTCTCCCTCTTCATTCACTTCCCATATATAATTAAAGCCTTCATATTTATGAGGAAAAACATAAGCTCCATACATTTTCATTACTTCTTCTCTTGGAACATATGCTTTTGTTTCTTTCCGATACTCATTTCTTTCTAAGCAAGTATTAACTGGAACATTAAAATAAATAGCATTAATTTCAGTAGGGCGACATCCTTTATTGTGTAAACCATGTAAAAGTTTAAATCTACTTTTTTCATTTAAATGAGTTGCATCTGCATATACATTAACTCCATTTTTAATATTTAATGCAATAGCATTAAGAAAGTTTGTATAAACCTGTTTTTCATGTGAAAAATAATCTTCTCCAGGCTTAAGAAGAGAAAATCTAATTTCATCCCTTGAAATGATTTTTTCATTATCATTTGCAATTTCTTTTAAAAAGGTTGATTTTCCACTCCCAGGGGTTCCACATATAACGTATAAAATACCTGGTCTAATCATTTTTTACATTCCTTCTTTCTTAATTCTGATATAAATTGTTTATAAGGAAGTTTTCTTTCTCCGTTTTCAAAATTACCATTTTGAAACTCAAGAAGAAAATCTTCAAGTGTATATTTACCATTTTGTTTAATTTCTACCATATTATTTTCTTTTTGACAATATAAACAAAACATTTTTTTAAGATGTCCAGGTTCTCGAGCCTTACTTGTTCGAAGAATAGGAATACCTTTATTCCCACAATAGGTACAATAAAAATCACTAAGTTTCTGGATTCTTTCATCTTTTGTGTGTCGCATATTTACTCACCTTCTTTCTTTTATAATAATATTATATCATAAAAAATAAAAAAAATAAAGTTTATATGTTTAATGCGAGTATTAATATTAATTATATAATACTCGCATTTTTATTTATCCATGATATTTAAGAAGGAATTCATTACTTACTGCTTTAAAAGATTTACTTCCATCTTGTGAACGGAATACAATCCCTTCTCGCATATCATTATCAAGCATACTTCCTCCTGTTGCATATTCAAGAAGTTCTTCTACTGTATCGGGAAATACATAGAATTCTGTAAGAATAGGCACGCAAGGGATGCCATTACAATATTCAAGA